GAAAAAGAATGAGAAGCGCTGAAGTAATTAATCATTTAAAAGAATATTTTAAAGAACATAATATGATGAGTTCTCCACAAGCAGGACTTTCAGATGTTAAAACGTCAACTGGACGTAAAATAGAATTTTTTACTTTTGGCATTTCTCGATATTGTGATGGTGTAGTTAATGTGTTTCATGAAGGTTTTATTAAAATTAATTGGGAGGTTGGCAGAGTTCAAAAACGAGAAATATTTGAATCAATGGATGAAGTGAAAGAATGGGTAGATTATAAAGGATGGTCTGAATGACAAAACTACCGTGGGATCAAATATTTTTCGAAACACAATCTTTACCTGGAATGATTGCTGAAAGAGAATGTAAAAATTGTGGCATTTTTCCAGAGTATGGTAACTTTTCCGCAGTCACGGGTGGTGTGAGTGGTAGATATAAACATCCTAATCATTGTATTCCTTGTGTAAGAGCACAAAGATCTAAAAAAGATTATGCTTATGATCATTCAGCAAGAAGAACATTAATGAATGCTTTAAGATTAGAAAGACAGCCGTGGGAAAGAGTACATAATTATATTTCTGGTGTTTATTCTAAAGTTGATTATGATAGATCTGATTTTGTTAAACATATGGAAAGTCAATTTGAACCGTGGATGACTTGGGAAAATAATGGACGTGGTGATGGATATTGGCAAATAGATCATAAAATACCAAGAGCATTTTTTGGTCCCTATATGTTAGAACCTTATAATTTTTGCAAACAGTTTCAAAAGACTTGGTGTTTGGAAAATTTAAGACCATTAAATGCAGTTGAAAATAATGTTAAATCAGCAAAAGTTTATTTACCAGAAAATTTAGAAGATGAACAAGGTTTTATTGATTGTTCTTTAGAAGAGTTTAAAATTTTAATAAAAGATTGGAATCCATGAAAAGCGGGTATTTTAAAAAATTGAGAAGAGAAAGTGCTGTCAAATTATTTGAAAAGCATATCGAAGAGCACAAAAATAGTGATGTGTTAGTTAGGAGAATATTAGAAGATCATAATACTAATAATCTGTCAGATGAACAAGTTGCAAAAGTTCGTAAAAAGAAAATTGAACATTTGGAGCAACATTTAAAAAATACCAAAAAAAATATAAAAGGATGGTAATGTCAATTAATGAATATATTAAAAAATATCGTATTATAACAAATTATAATTCTAAAGATAACACTTACAATAATGATGAGGCCCGTGATGACATGGTAGTTTCACGTAATCCTCATCTAATTTGTGTTGATGGGTTTGAAATGTCAGTACAAGCAGGACATTCTTTGTATAGTTCACCAAAAGATATATCTGATTATTATACGGAAGTTGAGGTTGGATTTCCATCAGAAGCAGAAGAATTATTGTTCGATTATGCTGAAAATAGATATGAAAATGAACCAAGTTATACGGATACTGTTTATCCTTATGTTCCTGTAGAAGTAGTAGATAATATTATTAATAAGCATGGTGGAATTAAAGGTCCTAAAAATCACGACCGGGTTTGAAGAATTGTGGCAAAAAACTTGACATCCTGAACCAAACCTGGTACGATGGTCCCTGAGAGTGAGTGAAACAGTGTTGATCAGCTGATACTCCTGATGATTTCGCGTGATGCGGGTGCGGAGGGTATAAACCGGTCAATGGGCCCCGCGAGCGGAGCATGATAGCGGTGGCGAGTAGGTGGCCGTGACTGAGTTGGTTAGGTGACAGTCTGCAAAACTGTTTTATGCAGGTTCAAATCCTGTCGGCCACTCCAGAAATAAGATGAATATGAAAGATTTGAAAGTTGGAAATTTGTTATTATTAAAGGGCATTACTAGGCATGGGAAAAATCGAATTTCTCAACATGGTGATGTTTGGAAAATATTTCAAATTGGCAAAGATAAATTTATGGGCGAGGGTGATGTTACTCAGGGGATTGTAGTAGAGTCACTTAAAAATACTTTTAATACTGGAGGATCAGGTGAGCATAAATGGATCAAAGACGCGAGGTGGCTTGATTTTCCGGAAGATGATGATTTTGAAATTTTGAAAAAAATCTAAAAAATAAGAAAAATAAAATGAAAGGTTATTTTATTAATTCAGGAACAACTGTACTTGTGTATAGTGGTGGATTTGACAAAAGCTGGGTTTGTAAATTGAATTCTTGTAAAGTTATTCATATCACCCGCAAAGATATTTTTATTGATATTAATGATTGTAATGTGATTGATGATGATTATGGAAATCAAATATTACTTGCTAATTACAATAGTGAGGATGATAGAGTTTTTGGTATTGTTGCAGAATTTAATGAAGTTGAATCGAGTTGGGTTCGTGAGGATATAATTGATGACCATAGAATGTCACCTGCGGCATTTACAATGTATTATGGAAAAGCTTATCCTATGCATAATACTAAAGGTGAATATCAGTGGACATAATTTTAAATTTTAAACAATTAAATTAATATGAGTACTAGATCAATAGTTGCCGTCAAAGAAAAGAATTCAGAAAAAATTAAAGCGGCGTATGTGCATCATGATGGATATCTTTCAGGTGTTGGAATGACTTTATTGAATACATATAATTCTGTGAAATCTGCTAGAAAAATTGTTAAGAAAGGACATTATTCTTCACTTGGTGATAATTTTGAAGAGTCTTTAAATAAATCAAATCATAAAGAGAAACCTTCTGTATATAAGAATATGGTAGAATTTCAATATGATATTGTATGTTCAGATTGGGAATATGCATATCTTTTTGATGTTGATAAAGATGAATGGATGTATGCGAAAAGGATCTGTTGGGAGCGTGGCGAAGGCCGGAGTTTTGATCATAATTGGTCTAATTTTAAGGTAATGCTTGATGATGTTTTAAAGGATGTACTTGCGACAGCTCATCGTTTAGAAGATTCGAAATTTAATGGTGATTATGATGATTATGTTGTGGAATTGAGAGATTGGGCAGCAGATAATATAGTCAATCAATCAGTTTGAATTTATTTTTAAATTATGGAAGTTGGCATTTATACAGGCAGAAATAAATTAACACATATTGAAGATTTTCGTTTGAAAACTATTTTGATGTGTCATTATATAATTAATAAATTTGTTAAAAGTTCTATTACATATAAAAAAGTAAAAATTGATGTACATTTAAAAAGAATGTCAAAGAATGAATATGGTGTGGCATGGCCAGATGGTATGCATGAAAATAGTATAGGAAAAATTAATAAAAATCATATAAGACTTTATATCAATTCTATATTATTAAAAGATGAATATAAATTTTTTAGAACACTTGCGCATGAATTAATTCATGCAAAACAGTATGTATTAAAAGAATTATCATATCGCGAAGTTGGTATGGTTTGGAAAGGTATTCCGACTGGATACATAATCGGAAAAGATATGGATTGGTTGGAATATTATGATCTTGAATGGGAAATTGAAGCGTATGGTCGCGAAGAGGGTATGATGGTCATGTTTAATTTATTTTATCAACAGTTTAAACAAGAAATGATAAAAGATGGGTACACTAGTTAATTATTGCTGCGGTAGCCCAATTGGTAGGAGGCAAAGGACTTAAAATCCTTTCAGTGTGGGTTCGAATCCCGCTCGCAGCACCATATATTGATTTAAATGATATTAAAACAAATTCATAAAATTTTAGCATCAGAGTTTATTGCAGAAAGACATTATTCTGCGGTGATGCCTAGACTTACTAAATATTTTCTTGGGTGTTTTGAAAATGATGAACTGGTTGGTGTGATTACATTTGGTTGGGGTACAAGACCTATGCACACGATTCAAGCACTTTTTCCAGAATTGAATACAAAGGATTATTACGAAATTGGTAAAATGTGTATGGATGATAAGATGCTGAGAAATAGTGAATCTCAATTGTTATCTTTATCAGTCAACTGGTTGAAAGAAAATACAAATATCAAGTATCTTTTCACATGGGCAGATGGTATTGTTGGTAAGCCTGGGTATGTATATCAGGCAGCAAACTTTCTATATGGTGGGCATTCAATTACTGATACTTATGTTACAGAGAAGGGTGAGAAGGTTCATCCAAGAACCATACAAGGAATACTGCCGAATGAAGAAGGCTTGAAATATGGGCACAGACCAAACTTTGAGCAACTGAAAGAATTGAAATTGAGCAGAGTAAAGGGAAAGCAGTTTAGGTACATTTATCCTATGTCCAAAAAAGACAGAAAATATCTGAAAAAATCAACAGTTGTGTGGAACTTAAATCATCCTAAACATTCAGACTTGGAATGGAAAATAAAACCACCAGGCGAAACAGAATATGTTAAGACAAAAACGATGCCATTTAATTTATCTAAGGAAACGGAATATAATAAAGGTTCTCGGCCAAAACCAAATTTGATGGGATTTTTTAATTAATGCGAGTAGTT